ATCTGCAGGGAGTTACGGTAGATCTTAATCCTACCTATGCCTTTAACGAAGTAAAGAGGGCTGCGGAAACATTCATCGATATCGTGGAGCGCCGTTACAATCCGGATCATGTATCGCAGCCACGGCACCCGGATGGGACTTGGCACGATGGTTCCCTTCCGTTTTACATTGGGCGGCATGGGACAACGGATGATGATGTCAGGGGATGCTGGTCGGGCTGGACGAGTGTCCCGATTAATGAGCAGGGAAAAAAGGAAATAGACGAGACCGCTGAAAAGTTGAAGGACGCGGGGATCCGCAGGATTGTCTGCTCGAATCTTGAGCGGGCCAAGCAGACTGCTTATCGAATCTCGGCAGCGCTCGGAGATATTCCGGTATCGATCGATTGGCGCTTAAATGCGATGGATCTTGGAATATTTGCCGGAGAAAATGAAAAAGAGAATGAAGAAAAGATAAAGCTCTACGTAAACAGCCCGGACACGAAGATCCCCGGTGGCGAGTCGATGACCGGATACATAGAGAGAACGAATACCGCGATTGACGAGATACGGGGCACGAACGAAGAAACTGGACCTATTCTGGTCATCACGCACAGCTCTGCGATTGCGACTTATCTTTGCGAGTTAAAGACTTTGGAGAGGTCAAGTTGTCTTCTTTCCCCGGCAGGCATGGTCAAGATCGAAGGAAAAAAGATGACGGTAATCTCCGGTACGTTAGGCGACGGAGACGCGCTTTAAAATTCTGTAAAAGGATATGGACATGAAAATCGAACGCAGGTTTCTACATGAACTTCGGGCCGAGGGACAAGGCAATGAAATGAGTCTTGTCGGTTACGCTGCTAAATTTGGCACTCAGTCCGAGGATCTCGGTGGATTCCGCGAGACGGTTATGCCTGGTGCATTCGCTCGTTCTCTCAGGGAAGGCGCGGACGTGAAATGTCTTATGAACCACTCCGCCGATCTCGTCATGGGGAGAACGAAGAACGGGACGTTGAAGCTGGAGGAAGACGCGACAGGTCTCCGTTTCCGTTGCGTCTTGCCGAATACGCAGGCAGCCCGGGATCTCCATACTCTGGTCGCTCGCGGAGACGTGGACGCCTGTTCGTTTGCTTTCACGGCGCGGGGGCAGTCTTGGGAAGATGTGCGGAGCGAAAATGGCGACATGTATGCCAGCCGGAAGCTGCACGATGTCGATCTCCAGGACGTTTCCGCTGTAACTTATCCTGCCTATCCGCAGACTGAAGTGCATTCTCGGAGCGAAGCGCAGGAATTCGAGTTTCGTAAATTTATTTTTCCGGAAGGGGAGCCAGTGGAAATTCGTTCTTCGATTAACTCTTTGGTGGAAAAGCGCGGCGTAGGGCAGGGGATTCCCATGCCGTATGCAATCAGCCTGCCCCAGCCGTTTGATTCGGACATGAAGCAGGAATGGTGGGATGAGTTCATCGATGCATACAAGGACTGCGTGAAGCGTCAAAAGATGAAGGGGGCTGTTGCTATCGCAGCGGCCACTGCGATTGCCAATCAGAAAGTGCAACCGCAGACGGAAGTGGATCCCGCAGTCAGCGGGCAGAGCAAGAATCCGACAGAGATTCCCCATACGGTTGTTCCCACGGGATCCACGGGTGAAACTCCGAAAGAATCCGATCTGGAACGCGCTCTCGAAACGGATGCTGAATTCAGGGGCAAGTATAAATTCCAAAAACCGGAAGATGCTCCGGATTCTGTTCCTGCCGACAATAAAGCGCAGTGGGTTTCCGTCTGGAATTCCGCGTACAAAAAAGCGATCAAGGATGGTAAATCGGAAGACGAAGCGAACAAGAGCGCCTTTGCTCAGGCGATGGGAGTAGCTGGTCCGAAGTCTGAGAAGAAGTCACTGGCGGGATGCGATTGCCGTTGTGGGAATTGTATGGAAGGCCGACACGTGGAATGCTCTTCGGCGGAAGGGCGTTGCCCGATTGCGCAGCAACGGGATCACACAAAGAAAGTCAGCGATCCGTCCTCGGATGAATATGATCCCGACGATCCGGACTATGACGATCAATGGGATGACAGCGATGGAACCGAGGACCGTAAGGACAAGACGGATGTTAAGGACAAGTCCAAAGACAAGGAACCGGACGAGGACGATGCAAAGCGCGGCGACAAGACGAAGAAAATCGGGGCAAGGTCTTTGACTTCGGAAAACTTTGCCTGGGTTGGCGATGAGGAAGATCCTTCCACGTGGAAGCTGCCTGTTCATGACGATGCGCACGCAAGGAATGCTCTTGCTTTCTTTAACAAAACACAAAATATTCCATCCGACAAAAGAGAAGGTGTGTGGAGGAAGATTGTCGGAGAATGCCGGAAATTCGGCGTGCAAGTTTCTGAGGAAAATTCATTGCGAGCCGGAATGCTGCACAGCGTTACGGAATCGGCGATGAAGGAAATCGATAAGGACGAGGAAATTCTCGCGGCGATGCGGGCAAAGGCTCGCCTTATCGAAATCGATCTCAGTTAAGGTTTTCTCAAGTCCCGGATTAAATCCCGGGAAGAGAAAGTTGTACCTCCCAAAAGGAGTCCCGGTGACATGTACTCGCGGAGCGAGAAGTGAATCGGGCGAATTGGCTGCGCAAAGTCAAATCGAAAAAAGAGAGAAGACAACAATGTCTTTAGCAAAAGCGAAGGAACTCCGCGAGTCGAGGCAGAAGATTGCTCTCCAGATGGCGGAGCTGTTGAAGGAAGGAACTTTGTCCGTTGAGAAGAGGGCTTCATTCGATAAGATGGATGTGGAACAGGCTGAAATCAAGGCCGACATCGATCGAATCGAGCGGCAGGAAGCTCTTGAATCGGAACTGCGCTCCAAGAAACAGATGGAGAACGAGCAGCCCGGGGCAAACGGCGGAGAAAAGCGGGACGCTCGCTCACGAAAAGAGAAGGACGAGGAATATCGCAAGACATTCTTCGGTGCTCTGCAGCGCGGGGAGTTGCGCCGTGCAAACAACAAGGCGGAAACGCTGAGTTGGTCCGGGGATCGTGATTCCAAAGTAAAGGAATCAATGGATCGCTATATCAACGATTTGAATGTTGAGCAGCGCGACCAGATCGGTGGCACTCAGTCGATTTCGTATACGCAGGGTGCGGCTGGTGGATATTTCGTTCCTGCCGGCTTTGTGTATGACGTTGAAATCGCCACGAAGTATTTTTGCCCAATGGCAGATGGCAGCGTGATCCGCGTTCTCGAAACAGCCACTGGTAACGTGCTGCCCTATCCGACAAACAACGATACCAATGAAGCGTGGTCGATCATTGGTGAAGCGGTTGCGGTGCTTGACGTTGGTCAGGTTCCCAACTATTCGACGGCTGGAACGGCACCTTCCGGACAGCCTGGAAACGCCACGATGGGTCAGATCACCTTCGGGGCATGGAAGGGAACCACGGGACTCATCCGCGTATCTCTGGAAATTCTTCAGGATGCCGCGTTTGATCTCGAAGATTTCCTCAAGAACGCTTTCGCAGTTCGTCTTGGTCGCGGCTACGAGTATTATCTGACTCGTGGGTCCGGATCGAATCAGCCCACGGGTATTCTGACCGCAGTTGTTGCTTCCGGTCAGGCTGCAACCGTGGCCAACGGTTCCTCCACCAATGACGGAACTTCTGCGAACGGCACCAACAGCATCGGTACGAATGACCTGATCGCGCTGGAACACAGCATCGATCCGACGTATCGGCGCGGTGGCAAGTTCATGTTCCACGATGACACACTTCGTGCGATCAAGCAGCTCCTCGACAAGTACGGACGGCCTCTCTGGGTTCCCGGACTTGCGGTGAATGCTCCCGACACGATCATGGGTTATCCGTATGTCGTGAACCAGTCCATGCCGAAGATCGCAACCTCGGCCAACACTGTGTTGTTCGGTTCGCTGAACAAGTTCATGATGCGTAAAGTCCGCGATCTCAGCGTTCTGCGCCTCGATGAACGCTATGCGGACTACGGGGAAGTGGCTTTCATCGCTTTCTCACGTATCGACAGCAACCTGCTTGATGCCGGGGTTCACCCCATCGGCTTCCTGCAGCAACACTCGTAATCGCCCTCTGGCGAATTACACTTCTCAGGAGCGGGTCTTTCGATCCGCTCCTGACTTTAAAAGAGAGAGGAATACATGGATTACAGGATTCGTCATAAATTGTCCGGAATTGTTTACAGGGTTCCGGAAGATATTATTCCCAGTGTGGCCTGCGCGATGGTGAGCGGAGGTAGCGCGGAGAGACTTGAAGAAAAAAAGGTAGAGAGTTCTGCCTTCGAAAAAGTGAAAGAAACAGCGACGAAAGTAGGCGCTGCGCTTCGGACTCCCGTAACTTCGAAGAGGTAATATGGCTGGTCTTCAAATTAGCGTTCCACCTCAGGTCGAACCGATCCTTTTGAGGGATGCAAAGGTTTATCTGAAAGTTGACTATCCGGATGAAGACGATCTGATATCAGGTCTTATCGTCGCGGCCCGGGAAATGGTGGAAAATTTCACGGCTCGGAGTCTGGTCAACAAAACGTATGTCCAGACTCTGGATTCTTTTCCGTATTTCACGGATACGGTGATGAGTCAGATGGCGTATCCTCCCTCGTATTATTCCCTGCCCCGGTATTCGACAACTTTGTGGAATTACTCGCAGATGATTAAGCTGCTGGTTTCTCCGCTGGTTAAAGTTGTGAACATCGCGTATGTCGCGTCTAAAGATCAGCAATGGCATTCTCTGTTGCAAGCGCCTCCACCGTGGTATCCGAATATTGCGATTGCCACTGGAAACATTTTCATGGACGGAAACGGTAACAATATCGAAGCGTTGAATGATGGCACTACCGGATTTAATCCTCCGAAGTGGGCCACGGGGTTGGGCGAAACAACCACGGAAGATGGTGGGGTTGAATGGCAGAATAACGGTCCTGCTCCTCTCGATCAGATGGGTGTGATAGGGGACGCGGCAAATACTTTCTATACGGATATTGTGAGTGAGCCTCCCCGTATTTTTCCCGGACCAGCTGGCGCATTCTGGCCTTCCGTGCAGTACGTTCCGAATGCTGTGCAGATTTATTATGTGGCGGGGCACGGCGAGCCGACAGGAGAAGGGGATCAGTTATCGCCCCCTTCGGGAATGCCGCAAGTGTGCGTCACTGCGATGTATCAGCTAATTGCGGGATGGTACGAGAATAGAGACGCACTCTCTCCTCTTAATTTGAAGAAAATGCCTTTGCATGTGGAGGCATTGCTCTGGAGCAAGCGGGTTATGGACTATCAGCCAACCCGTGGATAAATTTCAAATTCAATTAGGAATGGGCCTTGAGCTACGTTACTTACGGACAGTTTCGTTCCGTTCTTAAACAAAATCTGCCTTTGAGCGGGACGATGGGTGACGTGTGGTATTGCACGGACACTCATGAAATTTTTCTAGTCATCGGAGATGGTTCGCTCGTTCCTCTTCTGCAAGCGTTTCCTATTCCTTTTGGGCCGCAGGGTAATCAAGGGCCGCAGGGTAATCAGGGGTACTTGGGTGTAGACGGCGATCAGGGGCCGCAAGGAAATCAGGGCGATGCGGCGAGTATGCGGGGGCCGCAGGGAAATCAGGGCTATCAGGGAAATCAGGGCGACCAGGGCACGCAGGGTAACACAGGAAATCCTTCGAGTGTTCCCGGCCCGCAGGGTCCGCAGGGTACGCAAGGAAATCAGGGCAACCAAGGAAATCAAGGAAATCAATCGAGTGTTCCCGGCCCGCAAGGAAATCAGGGCTATCAGGGTCCGCAGGGCAATCAAGGAAATCAGGGGAACCAAGGAAATCAGGGCACGCAAGGAAACCAAGGTCCGCAGGGCAATCAGGGCTATCAGGGAACTCCATCGGCTGTGGCGGGTCCGCAGGGCAATCAGGGCTATCAGGGAACGACAGGGGCAGGAACGCAAGGAAATCAAGGTTACCAAGGGAATCAGGGCTATCAGGGTTCTCAGGGAAATCAGGGCAACCAAGGAAATCAGGGAAATCAATCATCGGTTGCTGGTCCTCAGGGAAATCAGGGATACCAAGGATCCACGGGGACGGGTGCGCAAGGAAATCAGGGATACCAAGGAAATCAGGGTTATCAGGGCACGCAGGGAAATCAGGGAAATCAGGGCAACCAAGGAAATCAATCCTCGGTTGCGGGTCCTCAGGGAAATCAGGGCTACCAAGGAAATCAAGGATATCAGGGCGCGCAAGGAAATCAGGGGAACCAAGGAAATCAGGGGAATCAGGGGAACCAAGGCGGAGGGTATAAAGCGACTTCGGTTACCAGTTTCACAACTGGTACAGGTAGTAAATCATTTACTACGCAAGCCGGCTTAGCTTATTTGACGGGCGACTGGGTGCAAGTTGTTTCTAACGGTACTCCGTCGAACTGGATGATTGGTCAGGTAACTTCGTATTCGGGCACAACTCTTGTTGTGAACGTTACGATTGCGAATGGATCCTCCACGCTGACGGACTGGAATATTAGTCTTGCGGGTGTGCAAGGCGCGCAGGGCACGCAGGGAAATCAGGGCAACCAAGGAAATCAGGGGAACGCAGGCGGAGCCGGATCTCAGGGAAATCAAGGCTACCAAGGAAATCAAGGCTACCAAGGAAATCAGGGAAACGCGGGCGGAACCGGATCGCAGGGCAATCAAGGAAATCAGGGCAATCAGGGTACGCAAGGAACTCAGGGAAATCAGGGATACCAAGGAAATCAAGGTTACCAAGGAAATCAGGGCTATCAGGGTTCTCAGGGAAATCAGGGCAACCAAGGAAATCAGGGCAACCAAGGAACTCAGGGAAATCAAGGTTACCAAGGAAATCAAGGTTACCAAGGAAATCAGGGGAACGCAGGCGGAGCCGGATCGCAAGGAAATCAAGGAAATCAAGGAAATCAAGGAAATCAAGGAAACGCGGGAGGAGCAGGATCGCAGGGAAATCAGGGCAACCAAGGAAATCAGGGTACGCAAGGAACTCAGGGAAATCAGGGCTATCAAGGAAATCAGGGCTATCAAGGAAATCAAGGTTACCAAGGCAATCAGGGTAACGCGGGCGGAACCG